AACTTTTCAAAACATGATTATCATTTTGGAAAAGATCCGAGAACTCTGAAGATTGTTAAAGTCGCTGGGAGTTACAAACAGGGTGAGAAAATGATTGGAACGAAATTGTCCTTTAAAGAAGAAGCGGATCTTGGAGAAGGTGATGATCGAAGGCAACGAAGTGAAAGAGGAGCAGTAAATGATAAATCCAAAAATTGGTATGTTACCTTACTGAAAAAGCAAGAAGCCCTCCGAAGAAGCAAAAATACGCTTAAACATATGAAACATGGTTGGGATAAAGAGGCAGTCAAAGCCGCGGATGCTAAGAAAGAATCAGCAGAGTCTGGAAAAGGTCGGGAAGTAAATGAACTTACTTCAAAATTATTGGTAAGAGCATGGCAGAAAACAAAAGTCAAAGCAGATGATGCTATTAAGAAAAGAGTAAGAGGCGATCATTCCATTTATAAATCTGCTGGAGAAGTTATTAAAAGAAGTAAGCAAGGTTCTAAATTTTACAAAGCCGCTATCGATAAAAGAATGAAAGAAAAAAAAGAAGAAGTTGAGGTTAATGAAGCAATAAATCCATTTTTTGCACAAAGTGCGCCCGGAAGTGGCAAGTGGCAGGGAGCAGACGACCATAGAGGATTTGATGATGACAAACCAAAGGCTAAAGTAGATATGAAGCAGGTGAAAACGGCCCAAAAAGATTTTCTTAGAATTTTGAACGATGTAAGTGTTAGTTACAAAGATGATGACTTCGGCCGAATAAGATCATATCAATGGGATAAGAGAAACCCAAGAATTCTTCATGTCCCTAAAAATAAAAAAATCATGAAAAACGTACAAGATTTTGTAGACAGATACGGACAGAAAAAACGAATCTTAGCAGGATCAGAAGAAGACAGGCTCATTAGTAATATGACGGTTGTTGGCGATTTAAGAAATGAAGAAGTCGAGATTGACGAAATGTCTAAAAAATTGCTGGTCAGAGCCGCAGGTAAAGCAGAAGTTCAAGGAAGAGAACCTAACAGTACTGGCGCAAGTTATGGTAAAAGTGATCCCGCAGAAAGAAAAAAACGAAGAGGACAAGCCGTAAAATTTGTTTTGAAGTCCATAGCAAAATCTAAGAACGAAGAAGTGAATACGGGAAATAATAGGTTAGGGGCACTTGAAAAAGAAATTGATAAACTTCATGGCAGAACAAAACATATGACACATCTTAAAGGAAAAGATCGTGATCAAATGCGTAGTTTATCAAAAAAAAGAGATGAACTTTTGAAATCACGTTCTATTAAAGGACAAAATGAAGAAGTAGAGCTTGATGAATTAGTTGCTCCAGGTAAAAAATCTGCAAGTGGTTATATACTTTATCATAAAACTTTTTCAGATGCAATGCAACATGCATATGATCATGCAAAAACAAAAGGTGCTACTGTAGATCCCAAAGAAATAGATGATAAGGTTGCTACAGGCCCAAGAAAGCCTTCAAATGGTAAGACAAATCGATATTCCTTACAAGCGGGCAGAAAAAAAGTTGAAATTCAAGTTGCAAATTTAGACAATAAAGCATACGAACTTAACATGTATATTGAAGGTGTTGAACTTGGAGAAGAATTTAAGTCAAGAATTTCTAATAATCCAGTAGTAAATAAACTTTATTTGATGAATCAAGCAAAATCTATTGGTAAAGAAAGAAAAGGTCCTGATAAATCCCATAAAATCGATCAATGGGAAGATTTAGCAAAAAAAATGGGATTCAGCAGACAAGATTATGAAGAATTTGGTGACAATCAAGGTATGTATGAATCTATTATACCACAAGAAAAGGGAGATATGGCTACTAAAACAAGATTAAAACTTGAAAAGGTTCTAGGAAATAGAAAAAAAATCATAGAACCAAAAGAGAGTGAAAGAGCAGGAGAATGGGGTACTGATAAGTTGTCCGACAATTATAAAGAAGCCACTCCTGGTCAAGGTGATGTAAAAGAAGGAAATGTCATTATTAATGACCGAGACCCTTATAGGGTTTTCGAACATTTAGTTCATTATTTAATGGGCACTTCTATTAAAAATATAGAAGATTACTCATTTTATAAAATTGAAGAAACTCCTCACAACTTGAGATTAGAAAATAAAGAAGGAGCAATTGCGACAATCACTTTAGCTGATGTTCAATCTGCTTATGATGATCAAGATATGGCTATGGAAGAATTTATTGAAATGATATTAGGATTTGGTGTTAAAGAATTAACAGAAAAAGGAAATAGTATTATAGGTGACGAAGGCGTTCCGGCTATTGGAAAAGATCATACAGGTCAAGGCATTTATACTACTGATCCACCTAAAACTTTTGAAAATGTAGATGTATATTCGAAATATATCAAATCAACTGTTGACATGCAAAAAAAGGGTTTTGTTGTTAACTAACTAAATAAAGAGAATAAACAATTTTAATTAGGAGAAAAAAATGGCTTTATGGGGAACTACTGCCGCGGCAGATGATAATAAACCCAAGTTTTTGCCTGCAGATGAAGATTCAGATTACAACAAAGCAGAATGTTATGCAACTAATGCTGGATGGGTAATAGATGGAGCGGCTACAGGAAATGGTAATACAAGCGCAGATCCAGAAGTGCTAGTAGCAATTCGTGGATTAGCGGGTGCTTCTGCGACTACTGGTCTTAAAACAGCAACTATTACATCATTTAGATTTGCACCAACAACAGGTGCCGCTACTGATCATACAGCAGGTACAAGTTCGCAAAGAGTAAGGGTAGTAATTACATGGGATGAAGCTATAACAGTTACAGGATCTCCAACTATTCTTATTCCTAATACTGTTTCTGCGGATCATACATGTGTATATGCTTCAGGAACGGGTACAAACAGACTTACCTTTGAAGTTGCAAGTCAGACACTTGCCGCAGGTGATGTTATGACAATAGGTGGAGCAAATGATATTGCTCTTGCTGGTGGTACACTTAAAGATCAAGGATCAACTCCTGCTAATGCATCAGTTGATGTAGGTGATGTAACCGCAGTTACACATACTGTAGTAGCATAGAGTAATACGTAATTTTTGATAATAAAAAAGGATTTGTTATGTTTAAGAATGATAAGATTAATAGCGAGGTTCCTGATCTTGTGACTGATGATGATAAAGAAGAAGAGACTCCTTCAACAAAGGAGTCTCTTATTTCTATTCTTGAAAAGAAAATGATTGAAATTGATGAAATGTATGAAGAACAGGAAGAACTATTAAACGAATACGCAAACAAAAAGCGAGAACTAAATATTAACGAAGAAGCCGTGAAATACGAATTAAGCGGATTACACGGAGCTAAAGTAGTTATACAACAATTAATTGAAGAAGCAAAAGATTCATAATACTGTCTTGGCTGAGTCCCAGCAACTTCATCCATTTTTAAGGAGTTAAAACAATGGCTGACAAAAAAATGACGGATCTAACGGATCTGTCCACCGCAATAGCATCTGATGATGTTGTCCATGTAGTAGATGATCCAGGCGGAAGTCCCGTAAACAAAAAGGTTAGTGTTTTCAATCTTTTTGGAAACTTGAATCATTCAACAAATTCAGGTGATCTTACTGGAAGATCGTTTGTGTCTACATCTATTTCAACCGCTGTTGGTTCGACATCGGGAGATATTGCCGCACTTAATTCGCAAACAACTCATGATCATAGAACAGGTGATGCCAATTCGGTGGTTAATATTTTTGGAGCAAAAGTAGATGCGAATCTTTCTGGTTCTAATACAATAGTCACTACATCCGCCTCTGGTGCAAAAATTACATTGAATATGACTAATGCAGTTGATTCAGCAAATGTAAATACTGCATATACTGGTGGTACTGCAAGAGCATATGGTTTAATGATCGATGTAAATGATACGAATAAAGGAGCCTCAGCAAGAGCCGCAAAACCAGATGCTTTTCTTAGTTTAAGAGATCAAGGTGGATGGACTGCCGCTAATCATCCAGGGGCACAAGCTGTTCATTATTTTGCGGAACTTGGTGCTTCACTTGGAGGAGCAAGCAATACAGATGGATATGTTGCTTCCGCGGCTGTCGCTAATACGAATGCAACTGCCGCAAATCTTGTAATGTTCGCAACAGGTATGGTAGATTCTGTGTCTGATGCAAAATTGAGAATTAAAGTTAACGGAACTGAATATTTTCTGTTAGCCACAAGTAATGCAAGCATGACCTAATTGGGATTAAAATAGATGGCAGATAAACGCATTTCGGGTCTGCCTGCAATATCATCCGCGGCTAGAGAAGATTTATTACTAGTCGTTGATGATCCTGCGGGAACTCCCTCAAATAAAAAAGTATCATTAACACAATTTTTTTCAAATGTTGAACCTGAAATAGTGTTTGCTAACACTAAGGCGTTGGTTAGTTCCTCCAATGCTTCTGTTATCTTTAAGGGAGGTGTTGCAATACAAGATAGTATGAAGGTTGATACTAATTTAACAGTAAATACAAATGCAATTTTAAATATCGCAACAATTACTTCATTATCTTCTGCTTTAATTGGCACCACAAATGCTATATATGATTTAGGAAATACTACCATAGGTTGGGGAAATGCATATGTTGGTATAATTAAGGGGGATACTGATGAAAACCTATTGATTACAGCAAATACAAATGCATCTGCAAATATAGTATTCACAGGTGAAAGTTTTCATATAAAAAGCAATTCAACAATTGCGGGTCAAGATACTACAATTACATCAAACGCATCATTTACAGGAAATGTAATTGCTTCTGGACCAAATACACACATTGCATCGAATTCTACAATAGCTGGAACAAATACAGATATTACATCCAATGCAACTTTTACTGGTGCTAATGTTTCAGTTCTTGGAACAAATGCTTATTTTACAAGCAATAGTACACTTGCAGGTACAAATACTGTAGCTACATCCAATGCAACTTTTACTGGTGCTAATGTTTCAGTTCTTGGAACAAATGCTTATTTTACAAGCAATAGTACATTTGCTGGAACAGATCAGTCTATTACAGCAAACATTTCTATGGCTGGTACAAATACTCATATCACAGGTCAGAATTTATATTCATCAGCAAATGCAACATTAGAAGGAACGAATACTAAGATTACGTCCAATGTTTCTGCAACTGCAAATGTATCATTAACTTCAGTAATAGATTCTTCAAGTAATACAACAGGTGCTTTGACAGTAGCAGGCGGTGTGGGTATTCTTAAAAGTGCAACAATTGGTGAAAATTTAGTTGTTCACGGAAATATACATGCAGATGGAAATATTACTGCTGAAGGCGGAACACTTACTTTTGGTGATGCTGATACAGATACAGTTGTTTTTGAAGCAGATGTTGGTTCTGATCTTATTCCAAATGTAGATTCGACTTATGATTTAGGAAATACTACACATCGATTTTCAAATGCTTATATTGATGATATTGTAGTAACAGGAAACGTTGATGTTGCTGGTACAGTAACGGCTACAGGAAATGTAGTTGCATCTGATAATATTTCAATTGGAACAGATAAATCATTAACATTTAGAGATGCGACTTTAGAGATCAATTCTCCTGTAGATGGAGAGTTAGAACTTGCTTCTGATGATCTTATTACACTTACTGCTACTGCAAACGTGGAAATAGATTCAGCAGTTTTTAATGTTGCATCAAATTCTACTATAGCAGGTACTAATACTGCAATTACTTCAAATGTTACAATATCTGGTGCAAATACAAATCTTAGTAGTGCTAATTTAAGTATAACAGGGGCAGGAGCAACAATAGACGGAACATTAATGAATGTTAAATCTAATGTTGTTATGTCAGGAATTACAACCCTCGGAGTAGATGGTTCAGGAAAAAACTTTACATTATATTCTAATACTGCTGGAAATAAAATTCATTTAAAAGCAGATTCGGATCAGTTTATTTCAAATACACAAATTGAAAGTAGCGAAAAAATTCGAACTGATGGTAGTGTTGGTGTATCGAATGGTAGTTCTCTTGTATTTGGTAGTCAGTTTAAAATTATGGATACTGCAAGTACAACTGGATTTCTTTTACAGGAAGATGGTTCAGCCGCAGGAAGTGGTACTGAAGGAGGCAGAGTTGATTTAGAAACTGCTGAAGAGGCAAAATTAACTCATAACTCAACTGCTGGATTTGTTTTTAGTGATAATTTAAGAACCGATAAATCTTTGGCTCTTTTTGGTGCATCTATTACTTCTGCTTCAGTTGGAACAGCTACAGGCATTCTTGCAGTAAAAAATGGTACTGCACCAACTGTTCAAGGAGCAGATCAAGCATATTTATATGCAAAAGATGATGCTTCAGAATCACACATATATACAATGGATGAGGGAGGAAATGAGACAAAACTAGGTCCTCACAATGAGAATAATGAATGGGAATTTTATTCTAGAAATGTTAAAACAGGAAAAGTTATGCGTGTAAATATGGAACGTATGATTCGAAAATTAGAAGAATTTACAGGAGATACTTTTATAGAAGAAAATTGATAATATTATGAAAAAAACTAGAAAAAAGAAGTCAGTTGAAAATCAAACAGTTTTAGAAAAAGAATATACATCATTTTATGAAGATACTAAAGTAAGGAGTGATAATATTATGCTTGAAAAAATAGAGAAAGAATTTGAAAAGTTAAATAATGATAAAGGGGCGACAATACAAAAAATAAATCAGTTTGAAGCAGAATTAGCAAATTTAAGAACTCATCTTACCATGATTGAAGGAGCTATTCAAACATGTACTTATTTTTTAACTGGAAAAGAAGAAGTTGACAATGAAGTAGCAGTAAACGGCTAATTGAAAGAGAACTAGTGTTTGACGATTTGAATAAAGATAATTTTATCTTATATGCAATGAAATATTATGAAAACCCTCAATGTTTAAGTGAGCAAGATTTTCATGATGATTTAAAAATTATAAAGTATTTGAAAAGATTATTGAATAGATATCATTTGGGTGGTGAATTAAAAGAAAGATTAATTTTAAATCATTTAATAACATTAGGAAATGTTTTTCCAGTTGAGGTTTTATCTAGAATATTATTTTTGAAAATATCTCAAAAATATTGGACTTATTTAAAAACTTTTTTGATATATTTAGAATTTATGCCAGATCATATATCAAGCATAAATGGTGAAAAGGTTATTAGTAGTGATATAAGAGTAAATTTAGAAATAGCAAATAGATTAAGAGAGATAACACCAGATGGGATTAGCTTCAGCCGCAGGTAATATATATTTTGTTTATTCATTCATTAAAAGACTTGCAACTCCTTTTAAGAGTACAAAAGCCTTTGAATTGGGTATAATTGATGAAAATGGAAAAATTCTTAAAAAAAGAAGCAAGTTAAAAACTAAAGAAGAAAAAGAATCATATACACTATCAGATACATTAGTTTTTAATTTAAAAAAAGTTTTAGCAAAAGTTCCTGGCGGATCTTCAAAATTTGCTAATTTTGCGGCGGCATTATTTTTAATGAAAGAAGAAAATAAAAACGCAAAATTATATTACGATCAAATATTTTTAGAAAAAGAATATGTCGCATTTTTACAAGAATGTAAATATAATAAAAAAGAAGTAAATCAGCTAATAGAAGAAGTTGAACTTGAAATGTACGAAGAATTATACGAAGATGGATTGGCCGCTGGCGGTGGTAATATTGCAGGAATTGGTGTAGAACATCCTACTAAGCCAGGACAATCAGAACCAGGAATCAGAAAAAAGAAAATAAAAAAAGGAAGTAAATTCGCTGGTTCAGAAGTTTTTATGGTTAAACCAGAAACTTTTATGAGAGCAAGATACGGCAAGCGCCAATATGCTAAGTATGAACATTATGTGGGTAATGATGATACGGGGGAAGCCATTAGACAATATGGAAGAGCAAATCCAGGCAAACCTATTATTTTACAGGATGAACTAACAGGTTCAATGATTTATCTTAAATACGGACGTAAATATGCTGGATTTCACGGCTTTTAGAGAACAAGAAGAAACTGCAACCCTTGCAGAAAAATATGATATCAGTTACAGTATTGCAAAAAATGTAATAGATGTGTTGGTAGAGAAAAATATAAATAAGAGTGATACTGAAACTATTTCTTCTATCGTTAGAATGTTTAAGTTAAGAGAAGAACCCAAGAGTAAAAAGCAATTGCGTATAGAAGAAAAACAAGGAAATTTGCAACATCTTTTAAATGAATTTAAAAAAGATAAAGTAAAAAAACAAAATGTTGATATAAAATTTAAGTCAATTTTTAGTGATCAATAGAAAGAATAGTAACCATGATAGCAAGAGATACACTTACAATACAAAATCACACAGAAGGTGATGGAGCCGCCGCTAGATTAACTAATATTGCGTTTCAGGGGTGGTCTGATGGTGAAGATTCTGCTAATGATTATTTTAAAGGATTTGGTACAACCACCGCTACGGTATCTGGATTAGATGATATTACATTTGGAGGAAATTATAATTCAACTGCTGTTAGAACTTATCGAGTAAAAGTTGATGCGGCCGCCGCTACTGATACATTTACCTGGTCAGAAGATGGGGGAGCTACTTGGGGAGCTACAGGTGTTGGAATGACAGGAGCGGCACAAGATTTGAATAAAGGTATACAGGTTACATTTGCCGCAACAACTGGTCATACATTGAATGATTATTGGGAAGTAACCACGATCATAACAACAACTGCTATGCATAAATTAGGAGAAATAGTTGTTGATCATGAAGGAACTTCTGCGGATGATAAAGGAGAACTGGTTGTAAAAACAAACGGGGGTTCAGGAGTGGCAGTAGTTCAAACTTATCATTCTAATGCTGATTCAACTTTTCCTAATAAATGTTATAATTCTGATGGCGCACACGGCCTAATAACTATTAGAGATACTTCAGGAACAATTGTTAACATCTAAAAATAAAATGAGAGATTCAATACAACTTCGTCTATTTAACACTTTTGAAAGATTTGTATTGGCCCCAATGATTACTGTAACTGTGGCTATAGTAGGGTGGAGTCTTATGAACATTATAGAATTAAAAGAAGATGTCGCTACAGTAAAAACTGATATAAAACATATAACAAAACAGGTTGATAGTATATCTGAAAGAATGGCCGTCTTAGATGACCTTGAACAGTTCGGTGTTACTGTGCGGGATGTTTATGCAGTTAAATGAAAACGAACAAAAAGTTTTTAAATTAGCCAAATCTATAAAAAATAAAAACAAAGTTAAAGATGTATCTCCTGTTTATAATTACGCATACAGTTTAAATGTAAATGATGAATCAATACAAAAAATTTTATTATTAGCCTCGTGGTAATTGACTTTTATAGTCAAATCTGATATACTTATTATTTAACTTACCCATTTAGATGTCATGTCCCTTTATATTGATGTAAAATATTTGAATCTTTTATCTAGTAGACTTCCTTTATATAAACAAAAAAGAGATTTTCTTTGGAATTTTCGATGTCCGATTTGTGGAGATTCGCAAAAGAAATTAACAAAAGCAAGAGGATATATCCACAGAAAAGAAAATGATCTTTTCTATAAATGTCATAACTGCGGTGTGGGAAAAACTTTTTCAAATTTTTTGAAAGAGTTGGATGTGAGACTACATTCTGAATATATTATGGAGAGATATAAGACTGGTGAGAACAAATTTAGTAATTATAAAGAACCAAAATTCAAATTTGAAACTCCAAAATTTAAAAAAATTGCTTTAGAAATTCCGTGTGTGAAAGATTTAGATGATGAACATTTTTGTAAGCAATATGTCAAATCTAGAAATATTGAACTCAATAAATACAAGTATCTTTATTTTGCTCAAGATTTTAAAAAGTGGGTTGAGAGCCTAAATCTTGATACGAATTATGAATTAATTGAAGATGATCCTAGACTAGTCATACCTTTTTTAGATAAGGATTATAATTTGATTGCCGCTCAAGGAAGATCCTTGAGAGGAGGATCTAAATTAAGATATGTGACAATTAAAGTCAAAGAAAATGCGCCAAAAATTTTTGGTTTGAACACCTGGGACGAAAATAAGACAACATATATAGTCGAAGGTCCAATTGATTCATTGTTTGTAGAAAATTCTATTGCTATGGCCGGTGCTGATTTATCTGCATATATGAAACTGTTTGAGAATACTGATGTTGTATTCGTTTATGATAATGAAAAAAGAAATAAAGAAATTATTAACAAAATGGATAGGATTATTGCAGATAACTATAAGATAGTTATCTGGCCTCAACATGTGACACAAAAAGATATTAATGATATGATTTTGAATGATGTAGATGTTATGAATATTATTGAAAATAATACATATCAGGGCTTAACCGCAAAAACAAAATTATTAGAATTTAAATTATGATAGGTGAACAACAGGTCCATAAGCACGGTTTTGTAAAATTATTAGAAGTGATGGGCAATGATGAAGAAGTCGAAAATGCCGCTAGAATTAGTTACGGAACTGGCACACGAAAAGTAAGTCAAACAAGCAATCTAATTCGCTATTTAATGCGCCACAAACACACATCACCATTTGAGATGTGTGAAGTGAAGTTTCACCTGAAGCTACCTATATTTGTGATGAGACAAATCGTTAGACATAGAACTGCTAATATAAATGAGTATTCAGGACGTTATTCTATTATGAGTGACGAATTTTATTTGCCTGCGGAAAAAGATGTACATGAGCAATCAAAAGAAAATAATCAAGGTCGAGGAAAAGAATTAGATGAAGACAATAAAACGCTTGTCCTTGGACGGATGCATGATGTTAATGATCATGCAAAGAATTGTTATAGACAAGTTGCAGAACCTAACGATTTAGATGGGTTTTATGAAGGATTTAAAGGAATTGCAAGAGAATTAGCAAGAATAATTTTACCAGTTTCGAATTATACAGAATGTATTTGGAAAATAGACTTGAATAATTTTTTTAATTTTTGCAATTTAAGAATGGACTCTCATACACAACAAGAAACAAGAGAGTTTGCAGAAGCAATGTATGAATTGGTAAAACCAAAGTTTCCTATATGTTGTGAGGCATTCGAAGATTACATGTTTAATTCTGTAACTTTTTCACAAAAAGAAATGAAAATTATAAAAGACAATTTAAATGGTAGTTGGATAATGTCAAAATATGGATTATCAAAACGAGAATCAAAAGAATTTTTAGAAAAACTGAAAGGAATTTAATATGCCTCTCCCTACTGAGTATCAATCGTTTATTCACTTATCACGCTATGCAAGATGGAATTATGATCTTAAAAGACGAGAAACTTGGGAAGAGACAGTTGATAGATATTTATCATTTTTTAAAGAACACTTATCAACTAAGCACGATTTTGTGCTTGATAATGGTTTAGAGGCAGATTTGCGTGAAGGAATTACAAATCTTGATGTAATGCCATCAATGAGGTGTTTAATGACGGCTGGGGAAGCACTCAAAAAAGAAAACATATCAGGCTATAATTGTTCTTATGCTAAGATAGACACTCCACGTTCATTTGATGAAATTTTATATGTTTTGATGAATGGAACTGGTGTGGGTTTTTCGGTAGAAGAAGAATATGTAAATCAACTTCCAGTAATAGCAGATGAATTTTATGAAACAGATACTACAATTGTTGTAGCAGATTCAAAGCTGGGCTGGGCAAAATCGTATAAAGAATTGCTTTCATTAGTGTGGCAAGGACAAATTCCAAAATGGGATTTGTCTAATGTAAGGCCCGCTGGAGCCCCATTGAAAACATTTGGAGGAAGAGCATCGGGTCCTGAACCTCTAGAGGATCTTTTTGTATTTACTATAACTACATTTCAAAATGCGGCTGGTCGAAAATTAAAACCAGTAGAAGCTCATGATCTTGTTTGTAAGATTGCAGAAATTGTTGTTGTAGGCGGTGTACGTAGATCCGCTCTCATTAGTTTGTCTAACCTTAATGATGAAACAATGCGCCATGCCAAATCAGGACGATGGAGTGAAACAAATCCGCAAAGAGCCCTTGCTAATAATTCAGTTAATTATAAAGAAAAACCTGATGTTGGTACTTTTATGCGAGAATGGTTGTCTCTTTATGATTCTAAATCAGGAGAACGAGGAATTTACAATAGTTTATCAGCTAAACGACAAGTAGAGAGGTTGAACAATGACGAAGAAATTAGACGAGAACCAAGAGAGGATTTTGGTACCAATCCATGTAGCGAGATTATACTTAGAAGCAAAGAATTTTGCAACCTTTCAGAAGTCGTGGTCAGAGGAGGGGACACTACAGAATCTTTGGAAAAGAAAGTTAGATTTGCAACTATCCTTGGAACATTTCAATCATCTCTCACCAATTTCAAGTATCTCTCAAGAGAGTGGAAGAAAAATTGTGATGAAGAGCGACTTTTGGGGGTCTCACTCACAGGAATAATGGACAATTCTTTGACAAACGGTAAAAAAGGCAAACTAGAAGATTTATTGGAGAATTTAAAAAATGTCGCAATTAAAACAAACAAAGAATTTTCAGAAAAACTCGGAATCTCCCAATCAGCCGCCATCACTTGTGTCAAGCCTTCTGGTACGGTTAGCCAGCTTGTCAACTCTGCTAGTGGTATACATGCTCGCCACAACCCTTATTATATTAGAACGGTGCGAGCGGATAATAAAGACCCACTTTGTAAAATGATGAAAGAGGCGAATTTTCCAAATGAGCCAGATGTAATGAAACCTAAACATACTACAGTATTTTCTTTTCCTATGAAAAGCCCAAAAAATGCAATATGCAGAACAGATATATCTGCAATTGAGCAATTAAGTCTTTGGTCTACATATCAAAAACACTGGTGTGAGCATAAACCATCTGTTACTATTTCTGTTAAAGAACATGAATGGATGGAAATAGGTAATTGGGTTTGGAGTAATTTTGATGATATTAGCGGCATATCTTTTCTTCCTTTTAGCGAACATACATACAGACAGGCACCGTATCAAGATTGTACAAAAGAAGAGTATGATAGTGCATTACAATTGATGCCTTCAAAGGTTGATTGGTCTCAATTGAGTACATTTGAAGAAAAAGATTTTACTATAGGATCACAAGAATTAGCCTGTGCCGCAGGCGATGGTTGTGAAGTTGTGGATTTATAATGTTAAAATATGAAATAGATTTCAATAAAGGTAATTATATTATTGGGCATTTTACTTTTAAAGAATGTGCAATGTGTGAAAAAGCAAAATCATTATTCGCCGAACATAAGATACAGTATATGTTCATTCAAGCAGACAAGAAATTGTTTGGAAAGATATTATCAGTTACAGGAAGCACAAAAGTTCCTCAGATTTTTATGGACGGTAAACCTTTTCTGACCGTAGGCGAATTAGAAGAATCATTAAAAAACGAGGAGAAGGAATAGTTCCTAGTATGGAAATATCAGAAAAAATTACATGTGAAATTTGTTCTAAAGTATATGAAGTAAACATTCATGAAGAAGAATCTGAAAATGAAAGAGTACAGTATTGTTCTTATTGTGGAGAACCATTAGAATTACCAGAAGCAGAAGAGGATGATGATAACTGGGATACATGATTTACATGTGGGAATTGATTATTCATTAACAAGCCCAGCAATAACAGAATGTCGCGGTGAGTGGAAGTATGAAAATATTAAACACTACTGTATAGCAAAAACTAGTAGACAATTTGAAAGATGGAGTCCTCTACATAATATTGAAATAGTAGAATATCCTAAATATAAGACAGAGATGGAAAGATATCTAGGATTATCTTCTTGGGTAGAAAATTGTATTGTAAAATATGATATAAGACCCAAAACAGTTTTTATTGAAAATTATGCATATGCCGCAAATGGACAACGAATTTTACAAATTGCGGAAAATATGGCAATTTTAAAAAATACTTTATACAACTGTAATTTGAGGTATGAAATGATACCCCCTACAGTAATCAAAAAATATGCATCCGATAAGGGAAACGCAAGTAAAGAATTAATGTATGAATCTTTTGTGTCTGACACACAGAGAAATCTCGCAGAAGAATTTCAAACAAAATGTGATAAAAATCCCATTTCAGATATAGTAGACTCTTATTGGATTTGCAAATACGGATACGAGAATGGCAACAATACCTGAAGAATATGCTAATTTTGACTTCGGTTTTTCCGCAGTAGATGATGAAGAATATAAAGCAAAAACCACAGAAGTAGAAAAGAAAATAGTTGAAGTTGAAGCAAAATCAAAAGATTTTTCAGCATTGGAAAAGAAAATTGATACTGCTATAAAAGAAATTGGTTATAAAAAAGATTATCTAGAAGAAAAATATGTAGAAGACATGGGTAAAGTTGAAGAATTAATTTTACCTATTTTATATAATCTTATGAAAAATCCAGAAAAAGATTACATATACTGGCCAAAACGTGAACAAATTATTATGAAACAAATAGAAAAAATTAAAGATGTGACACAGGATTTATCTAAATAGTTTTAGTTGATGATACTGTAGAGTAGCATTTAAGACATCGGTGCGATTCCGATCAGCTCCACCAAGGAATGTTATGGAAAAAAATTTAATGTGGCTTTCAATAATTATAATACTTGCATTGTGTATAACTTATGCCACACTTTTTATTGGATATGACTTTCGTTGATGGGGCTGAAAT